GCGCCTTCGATCCGTTGGGCCGGTGCGAGCGACGACACGATCCAGCTATCGACCACAGACCCCACGGTCGAGCCGATGAAGCCGCCGATGGCCGCCCCGGAAAAGCCGAGGATCGCACCGCCAAAGGCCCCGCCGATGGCAGTGCCGACAGCGCCGAGGACAAGCGTGGCCATGGAAAACTCTCAGCGTTGGGGAAAGAGAAAGGCGAAGGAGATGCGGCGTCGCCACGTTGGGGTCAGCGGTTCCTCAATGACCCCAAGGCGCTCGTAGGCGTGCAGGAAGGTGTCGGGACCGGTCAGGATGCCGACATGTTTGGCGATGGCGCATGGCATCATGCGGAACAGGATCAGCGCGCCAGGCGGAACTTCGGCGGGTGCGATTTCCGGCATCATGCGGCGCGCTCCCTCGGCCAGCACTTCGCGCGGGCTGTTTTCGCCCCAGTCCCGGCTGTAGGGTGGGATCGGGAAGGGTTCGGGCCCCACCACCTCGCGCCAGACGCCACGCGCGAGGCCAAGGCAATCGCAGCCGACGCCCTTCAGGCTGGCCTGATCGTGATACGGGGTGCCCAGCCAGGACCGCGCGACGGAAATCACTGTGGCCGATGAAACTGCTCGACGGACCGAGCCAAACTCCGTTTTGATACCATTCAGCATCGCCAAAACGACCTCCAGAAGCGGTATTTTGAAGTAAGCGTGGATGATCATCCCACTATGATCCTTCCATGCGACTCTATTTGGGATCATATTTATCCCAAAGAGACCACAAGGAGGCGCACAATGAAGCAACCAATTCGCCCTGACACACTGAAGACGCTGCGTGAGCGTCGCGGCTTGTCTCAGGCTAAGCTCGAAATCCGAAGCGAGGAGATGCGTCAGAAGGTCGGTGTGGCGACCATCAAGCGGATCGAGACCTGGGTTAAGACAAAGACCTACATGGCCACTCCAACCGTTGCGGAACGACTGGCAAAGGTGCTCGGTGTCGCGGTCTCAGACTTGGCGAAGGAGCCCAAAGCTGACGATGTTGACCGCGCAAAGGAACTTCGAAAACTTGGGATGCGCCAGCTTCGTGCTGCAGTGCCCGAGAAAACCTCCCTCGGTTTTCGTATGGTCGAACACCTCTACGGCGTTCCGGTTCGAACGCAGATAGAAATGGCGCCGCTTTGCATGGCGATTCTCGCCGAAGGCAGTCTTGCATGGCGCAAGAAACGTCTGGCTGAAATTGAGAAGAAGGCAGAAGAGCTTATGTCGTTGGGGGGCGGCAACTTCTCCTTTGCCCAAGCAGTCTACCGCACACAAGAAGCGGCCTTTGATGAGCAAAATTCGATCCGTAAGCGAGACGTATTCGGGAAACACGTTGCCGAGGACACGTACAGCCTCGGGTACGATCCCAACATCAACAATCCCTTTGCAGATTACCTCAGAGCGTTGGCCGGAGACCTCGGAACAAACGATGTCGAGCTTGATCCTGAAGTCCTCGAAATTGGTCCGTTAGGCTTTCCTGATTACCGGATTGGCGGACGTCTGCTTGACGATCTTACTGCGGGCAACGTCGACGCCGAATATGCGTTGGCCTGTGGACATGCCCACATCGCAGATATCCCGGAGGAACTTCTGGGAGCCGACAATACCGAGCACCGTGTCGAGTGGCTCGTCTCCAAAATTCCAGGGGAGGAGAAGGCGGATCGAAGGGCGAGGCACGCTGAGCTCTTGGCTCTTTTTGGCGACCTCGATCTCGATATCCCTGCTTCCACGGCAAGTGCGAACGAGACAAAGGAGAACGACGATGCATGACCTTCGCCTTACTCATCACGCCGAAACACGCATGCGCCAGCGCGGCTTTCGAAACGTAGACGTCAGTCTGGTGCTCAGTGTGGCGACGCGTGTCGCCGACGACGCATTCTTTCTCAGCGACAAGGACGCGGCCCGCGAGATTGAGAGGCGTCGACATGAGATCCAGCAGCTCGAACGTCTGCGTGGCACCAAACTCATCGTCGATTGCGAGAGCGTCATCACCCTTTACCATTCCGACCGAAAGCCGGTTCGCGCAGACAGCAGGAATCGCAGGAGAGCATCATGAAGTGTGAAACCCCGACACAACCTGTGCTCGTTTCTTTGCCCATCTCCATCGTCGAAGCCATCCTGACGATGCGATCTGCGCTTGATGACGACTTTACTGCGGCACTTGGGAAAAGCCTTGCGGACACTCGAACCATCAATACAGCCGTGCTTGACGCGCGACCGACCAGTTTCCCTGCCCACGAGCACGGGAAGTACGTTGCGGAGTTTCTCGGGGTTAGCTTCCCCGCGGATACCTTAGCGGCACTGTTCGGCCGGGTCGTCGATATGATGGCCGATGTTGCGCCGGAGAACTTGGTTTCGCTCGCCGGAATCCGTACGCGTGGGCGAAGGTTTATCTCACTGGAACCGCACGGCATCCATCCCTACAGCCCTCATCTCCCGGTACTGCAGACCGCATCCGGTTGGTGGATCAGCAAGAACATTAGCCAAGATCAACTGAAGTTGGCACTTCGTGCCATTTGCGATGTTTCTGGGCTTAGATTCGGGGAAGACCTAAGGTTTCCTGTTCAGTAGCAGCAGGTTGCCGAGGCAAGCTCTAATCAACGAGGAATTTCTGCAAACCGGTCAAAGAACGCTTCCCTCATGCCCGCCATCCTTGGTGGCATAGCGCAGGACCGCATCCTGGCCGGGGATGTTGGGAAAGCCCCGGAAGTTGACGACATTGGCAAACTTCGTCCCGCAGGTCGTGATGCGCTTGTCGCACCCGGCGCGGATTATGAACGTGTCCGTCGCGGCGATGGCGCGCACAGGGGCTTCCAGCAGGGTCAGGATAGCGACACCATCGACGAGGTCATGGGCCAGCACCTCTGCTTGCCGCCCGGCATTGGCCCCGTTGATCCAGTCAAGGGTGCCGAAGGTGAACCAGCCCGCCGTGAACCCGCCAAGCCCCGAGGCGGTGAAGGCGCGGTCGCGCAGCAGGTCGATGATCGCGCCGGTTCCCTTGAACGCCGGGGCCTCGAGATTGACCCCGCAGCGCGTATCGCCAAGGGCGGCATCGCAACTCGCCTGAAACGTCCGCCCGACCGTTTGCCCAAGGACGTGGGCAAGGCTGCGCACCTCGGCGACGAAGGCCAACCGCCCACGCCGGATCTGGCCGATGGCCCCGCGCCGCATCAGCAGGCGCTGGGAGGTCGCGGCCCAGTTCACCCGCCACACTTCGACGGCCGCATTGTCCCAGCGGCCGTCGAGGATATCGGTCTCCGTGATCCGGTCGGAGGACAGCACTCCTTGGGCATCCTGCGCGTCGACGGAGAGGTCCGAGCCTGAGCGCACCTCCGAGGCAGCAAAGCCACTCTCTGGCTCGAAATCGGTGCCATCGAAGCTCAGGGTGCGATCATGATCGGTGAAGCCAAGAGTCACCCCATCGGCCCGCACGATCCGCCAGCACCAGGCCAGCGTCGTCGTTCCCTCGTCGAGGTGGGCCTGAAGCGTGGGCGGGAGCGCCTTCACTTCCGCCCCCAGCCACGCCACAGCGCGACCGAGGCCAGCGCCGAGGAAATCACGCCACCGGCGGTGCCAGTCAGGGCATAGAGATTGAACGGGCGCAGATCGAAGCTGCCGGTCACCAGATCGAAATCCGCCAGCCCGGCCATGGCCAGCCCCGAGGCGGCAAGACAGGCCAGATAGACCAGCCCGCGTGCGAGGTTCCAGTTCATGATGTTGCCTTTCCTTTGAGAAATTCCAGCAGCCGCTGCCACCACGACTGGCTGGCAGCAGGTTTGGTCGGCAACGGCAATGGCACGGGCAGCGGCACCGGCCGACCCGCTGGGCGCAGCAGAGTCAGCGCCTCAGCCTCGGTCAATCGCCGGATCGGTCGTGAAAAATCCACCCGTCCACTGCGATCCACCGTCCAGACCGGGATGGAGCCGGTCGGATAGCGGCCATCGCGGAACAGATCGCGCTCAGCCTCGCGGCGCGTGCGGATCGCAGCGGGCCGGAGCCAGCCCATGAAAGCTTGAGCGGCAGCGGCGCGGTTGCCCGCGTTCAGGTGCCGGGTCAGCGATGCCTTGGCGATGCCACCGGTGTTGTAATGGAAACTGACCAGCGCATCGAACTCGTGCGGCTGCAGCGGCACCTTCACCGCACGCAGCACCTCGGCCTCGTAGGCCACGATGTCGCTGCGGAAGAGCCGGAACGCCTCCCGGACGCCGGCATCGAGATCAGCCGGCATGCCGCGCGGCATCCGTGCCGGATCGGGCAGACCGGCGGCAGCGGTGTGGCCGATGCCGAAGGTCCAGATGTTTTTGACATCGAGGTAGGGTCCGGGCACGAGGCCTTCGTGCCGGACGAGGGCTAGCAGGCCCCAGTCTGTCATGTGCATGGGATCACCCGAAGAGTGTTGAGAGGATCAGGATCAGCGCGGCGACCAGAAGACCGATGCGCAGGCGATGGTTGAAGGCCTGTGCTGGGTCGGCCACATCGCAGCGGATGGCGCGCGCGAGGCGGAGAAGTTCATGCATCGGGCTTGCCCCCCTTGCTGCTGCGCAGCCGGGCGAGGACGACCTCGATGAAGGCGGGTCCGAAGACGCCGACGAGATAGGCGGCAGAGCCCGCCGCACCCCCGGCCGGGATCGCTTGCGATGGCAGGCCGAGCCAGGCGGTGATGACCGCCATCGAAAGGCTGCCCATCCCGGCGGCTATCAGACCGCCGAGCAGGATGTGGCGCAACGCATCGCGCAGCCGCATCCGCGTGGTCAGGGCGTTGGTCGCACCGCCAAGCGCGCCCCAGGCGGCGAGGATGACGGCGGTGGACGTCGCAAGATCGCGTAGCACGGCGGCGACAAAGCCGGTTTCTTCGTTCATCGCCGGATCTCCAGCAGCGGGATGGATGTGATCGACCCGAGCCGCTCGAGCTCGAGTGTGACGTCGAGCATGTCGGAGTCGAAACGAACGGGGACGTCGAACTCGAAGCCCGCCGTGATCGCGACGCCCGCGCCCGGGGCGGTGGTGAAGGTGACGTTGCCGGTGGCGGTGTTGACGCTCCAGCCGGTCATCTGTTCGACGCCGTTCACTGCGACGCGGACGGTCCCTGCCACCGGCTTGGCGATGGCCCGGGTCCAGCTTTGTGCGCCGGAAGTGTAGCGCTTCAGCAGGGCGAAGGTGACGACCGCGCCGTTGCCGGTGCCGATGGGTTGGTCGGTCGGGGCCACCGCCTGAGACGGCAGGCACGATTTGTAGTCCGCCCAGTCCTTGTAGCGGAACCCGTGCAGGCGGCCGTTGCGGGCTTCGAAGAATGCCACGACCGCTGCCAGATCGTCGGCGCGACGGATGCCGTAGGCCACATCATAGCGGCGGCGCGAGTTGGCCCAGCTGGCGTTGCGCTCCTCATCGCCGGAGGCCAGTTCGACCACTTGCGTGCGCCGTTCCGGCCCCCCGCGCGCCCCGCGGCTGATGTTATCGGGGAAGCGTACCTCGTGAAATGCCATCACATGCCCCTCCGGCCCAGCGACACGGCGCGGGCGATATCAGACGCTACCTGCGTCCGGGATTGCCGGAAGCTTTCGGCATCGCGCGCCATGATGGTGACGTTGACCGCAGGCGCGCTGGATTGGCCGTAGCCTGCTGCCTCGCGGCGCGAGAGGACGCGTTCGCCCTTTTGCAGGATCGCCGGAACCTCGTCGGGCTTGATCCCGGCCCAGCCGCCCGCGTGCATGCGCGATGCAGTGGTGAAGGCCATGGCTGGAACCATGCGGCCCGGACCCGGCGATCCGACCATGCCACCTGTGTGCAGGATATTGGCGAAGATCCCGCCCGCACCGCCAAGGGCTCCGGACAGCGCATTCGCGATGGGCCCGAGGATGAAACGCCGGGCCGCCAGTTTAGCCAGATCGGCGATCATCGACGTGACCAGGTCGCGGAAGTCGAGCTTGCCGGTCTTGACGAACTCGCTGACTGCATTCTCGGCCGAGGTAAAGGCCCCGACCAGTGCATGGCCGATGTCAGCGCCGATATCGCGCGCCTTGGCAGCATAGTCGGCGAGTGCCGCAGTCACCGCGCCCCAGCCGGTCGCAGCCTGATCAGCCCCGTCAGCCGCCGCCGCCCCAGCTTCGCGCGCCGCTGTGCCCGCACTTCCAGCAGCAGCTGCGGTGTCGTCCAGTTCGGTGTTCAGGGCATCCGCCGAACTGGCGGCATCTGCCAACGCCGTTTCGGCATCCGTCCCGGTGCCGGTCACCGCGTCGCGCAGCGCCTGCCAACTGGCCAGGGGACGGCCTGCAGCATCGGCCAGCATGCCCGCTGCCTCGCGGTAACCGTTAGCCCGGCCACGCGCGTCGTCTGCCATCGTGCCAAGCCCGAGGTCGGGCGGCTCAAGGTATGTCCGGGACAACGCCGCCGAGAAGGCATCGGCGGCTGCAGCGCCAGCAGCAGTTGCCGCACCCTCAAACGGGTTGCCGATCCGCGCCAGTTCCACGGGGTCCAGTGTGCCGATCCGGACCCCGCCTTCGCCGACCGCCCAGTCCGGCAGCAGGTCCAGCGCCGCGTTCAGCCCGTTGATGAAATTGTTGATGCGCGTGACGACGCCGTTCAGCATCGCCTCCACGCCTGAGATCAGCCCGTTCGCGGCTTGGAAGGCGAAGTCGCCAATGGCGCCGGGCAGACTGCCCCAGATTGCCACCGCCGCATCATAGGCTCCCTGGAAGATCGCCGCCGTCCGGTCCCCGAAACTGACCGCGCCCGCGATGGTGCCTTCGAGCGCCGAGAGCCCGGCCGCTTTAAGGCCTTCCCAACCCGCAGCCATGTTGGCGAAGGCGGCGTCGAGCGCCAGGCCGATGCGCGACCAGACCTCCTTGGCCAGATCGCCGAGCAGCCGGAACGCCTCGCCTACGCCACCGACACGGGTGACAAGCTGCGAGAACTGATAGACCAGTTCACCCGCGCCGACGATCAGTGCGCCAACGCCGGTCCGGATCAGCGCCCCGCGAAGGAAGACCAGCGCCGTGGCAAGGCCGCGTACGGACAGGGCCGCCACTGCCAGCCCCGCCACCCACCGGCCAGCCATGAAGGCGGCGAAGGTCGCGGCATAGGTGGCGAGCCGCGCGAGGTTGTCGAAGACGGCGGTGATTGCGCTCCCGATTGGCCCGGTGCCACGCGCCATATTGGCCAGTGCGTTTGCCACCGTCTCCAGCGCCGGGGCGACGGCCGCGGTCAGGCGGTTGGTCAGGCCAAGCCAGATCAGGCTCAGTTTGGCGATGGCATCGCCGGTGCGTTCGATCTGAACGGCATCTGCCGCGCTGACCGCTACCCCGAAATCCTGAACGTCCTGCGCGGCTTCCCGCAGGGTCGCGGAATCGATCCGCAGAAAGGCCAGCGCCGCCCGGTCACCGAAGAGATCGGATGCCACTGCGGCGCGCTCGGCTTCCGGAACGAACTGGTTCAGGGCTTCCTGAATGGCGACGATGCGCTGGTCGAGCGGCAGCGCTTGAAGTTCGGCGGCGGTCAGGTTCAGCCGCTGCAAAGCACCAACAGCCGATCCGGACCCAGCCGCTGCTTCCGACAACCGTGTGGTCAGCTTCTTGGTGGCCTGTTCGATCTCGCCCATCGACACACCGGCAAGCTCCCCGGCCCATGTCAGCACCTGCAGGCTTTCGACAGTTGTCCGGAGCGAAGCGGCCATGTCTGCCTGTGCGCCGATCACGTCGAGGCCGGACCGGACCATCGCCACGCCTGCGGCAGCTGCGGCAGCTGTCACGGCGGCAAGTGCGATCCCGGCCTTGCGGGCAAAGCTGCCCAGCCGGGCATTGGCCAGTTCCATCTCGGAGGACAGGCGGCCGAAGCCGCGCGTGCCAGCCTCGCCGATTCCTTCCAGTTCGGCGCGAACCTGGCGGCCGCCTTCCGCGACCAGTCGGACACTGACCCTTTTCTCAGCCATGGCCGTCTCCGATCTGTTCGTTCAGCTTGCGCACCATGACCGCCTCGATCTCGGGCAGCAGTTCGGCGGCGATCAAGGCGTCGATCCCGAGGGCACCGGCCATTGCCAGCGCCGCGCCCATGTCCCACCCCAGTACCGCGCCGGGGATCACGCGAAGTTGCCCGCCAAGGCGGCCGACCAGATCCCAGACCTGCCAGCCATCTTCCGTCTTTGGCCGGTTCAGTCTTGCGGGGCAGTCTGGGCAACGCCCTGTGCAGGCCGCGCAGTAGCGGTCGCCCCCGCCGAAGGACCATTCGGCAAGGGCGCGGAGACGTTTTTTTCCGCGTCCAGGATCAGGCCCTTGGCGACGTATTGCGTCTGAAACGCTTCGAAGACCGGCCAGATTTCCAGCAGGGCATCGATGCCTTCGGGAGAAACCGGGACAGCATCACCCGCGTCGTCGCCGACCCCTTCCCAATCCAGCACGGCGCGCCGGGCGACGGCCTTGGCCATTGCCAGCGCAAGTTCCTCCTGTGAGGCCGTATCTGGCAGGGCTTCGATTGCAGGATCGGCGCGGGCCGAAACCATCAAGGCAGTCGTCAGCGGGGCCACGTTGAGGCGCAGGCCGGGGGCGAGGGTCAGCCACGCGGACGCGGCAGTCAGGTTCAGTCTGATCATGATCAATAGCTCACAACGGTGTTGACGAGGACGGCGGTGCACATGCGGGCGGGGCTGACGGCCTTGGCGGCCTGCCAGTCGAAAGTGGCCTGTATGCCTTGCGGGCCCGGGATCTCGATCCGGGGGCGCGGCAGATAGACGGCGTGGGCGGTGAAGGTGAAGCTGGCGTTAGCCCCGAGGCTCCAGGCGAAGACCAGTTCGCAAGGCGTGCCGTCGATGGCCTGCGTGATCAGCGCGGTGTCGGCAAAGCGCACCTCCACCCGACCGGTCAGGGCGGCCATGCCGGGGTCGGCCCCCTCGATGCGACCGTCCGAGCGGATGGTCTCGATCCGGTCGAGGCCGTTGGAATATGTCACTTCGGCCGAGATGACGTTGCCAAGCGGCGAGCCGTTGCGTGTGATCGCGCCGTTGAAATGCCCAAACCGCTGCAGCGCCAGCGAAGTGGGCGTGCCTGCGGCCGTGGCCGCTGCAACGCTTTCGCCCTGCGCCACCAGCCGCGCGGTCGCGGTCAGCAGGCCGGAGCGTGCCATCTGCCACGACAGTTGATCGCAGACGCAGCCGGTGTACATCGCAAAGCGCGGCACCTCGGGCATTGCCGTCTCGATGGCCATCGACGGCAGCGTCCAGTTACCGGACTGGAAGGTGTGGGTCTTGGGCGTCGTGCCAGAGGTGACGGGCGCGCCGAAGGCCGCCTTGAGCCACAGCCCAAGGTTCTCGACGTCGATCGGCACCACGACGTCGCCGTCGGCGATGACCGCATCCTTGATCGGGGCCAGCGGATCGCGCCCCTGGCCCAGCAGTTCCGAGGCGATCAGCGGCTGTTCGGAGCCGAGCGTGGTGCTGGCGAAGGGCACCGTGCGATAGCCCGAGGCGGGCGCAGTGCCATAGACGGTCTCGAACGCAAGCGCCATCTGCGCCCGCGCCCCATGGGCTCGTGCCATCGTGTTCTCCTATCGTGATTGGGGTCAGGTTAGCGGGTCGGCCGTGGAATAGTGCAGGATGACCGGGATCACCGCTGCCTTCAGGCTAGCCGCACCATCCACAGCCAGATCGACCGGACGGGGCGCTTCCGCCTCGACCCAGTCGCAAAGGCCGCCCAGAGTGCGGTCGGCAGCAATCGCCGCGCCAATGCCGGCGCAGAGGGTGTCGAAGGCGGTGTCACGGGCCGCACCCTGCACGACCGCCTCGATCTCGGCGCGGTGCTGGTAGTGGTAACGCAGCGGCGACAGCGTGACCTCCGGCTCCCCAGGCTCGCCGTCGCGCAGGATCAGCAGGCCAGCGGCTGGCACGCGTTCGGGCAGCACGTCACCGCGCAGGGCGGTGGCGGGCAACGCCGAGAGTCGCGCATGCAGTGCGGCGAGGATGGTTTCGCGAGGGGTGGGCAGGTTGATCCTCATTTCTCTAGCAAATCAGCCGCTTGCATGCAAAACTGTCTCGTCGATGTTTAACAGCGCGGAAGGGATGAGCTTTGTTTGGATTCGGGAAGTCAAAGAAAGATTACAAGAAAATCTGTCAAGATCCAAAGTCTGTATTTAATCTGCTCTACGCCGATCGCGCAAAAACTTCAGAGATATTGGGTGACACAGACTTCATTGACGCGTGGCTCGGAAGCGAAAATCAGTCAGCAATAACTTTGATAATCCGGAAAGAGGCAATTGGTGGCGATGTACCTTCCTTGAAGCAGATGGTGTGGATGCTTGGAACCATGTATCAAGAGGTATCCGGGGCCAAAATTGAAAAGAACCAGAAACTAGATGCTCTAGTGCAAATTCTTGACGAAAGAATACGCTATTGTAATCAGCTAATAGCGAGGGGTGTCCCACAGCACTACTATGCTATGGTTTCGTCGCACAATTTGCACAAGGCGTTGTACGAGTTGAGCAGGCCAGGAACGCTGGCAAAGTCGCGTGATGCTCTGAATGAGATGGTCAAGCACGCGCAGGCCGTCATAAAAATGGGTAAAAACCATCCAGCCTTCGATGGCGACGCAGGTTTCATTTCTGATGCAGAGAAACTCCTTAGCGAAGGCGATGGCTTTCGTGAGCTTTTGAATGCTATGGGAGATAGCCTTTCGAAACTCGACGCGAGGAGCTAAATATAAGCGCTAAAGTTTATCCACCCAGTTCGCCACGATCAACCCCGGCACACCGTCCACTGCCCGTTCGGCATCCCGCGCCAGGTCCAGCCGCTTCGGCAGCTTGACCTGCGGCACCAGCAGGAAGATCGGCGCAGTCACAACGCCCCGGCCGGTTTTCGACTTTGACGCCACGGCGCGACCCTTGGTGTTCAACCGTCCCTCGGCCACCAGCAAGCTCGGGCCACGGCGGCGGTAGATGAACCGGAGGCGCAGGCCGGTGCGGCGTTCCCATTCGCCGGGTGTGATCCGGCCGCCGCGCGTGGATTTGCCCGCCGCTGGCGTGGGTATCGCCAGCCAGAAGCCGTTTTTCGAGCGGATCAGCGGGCCGGTGTCATGTGCGCCGATGATTACCGGGGCATTCGACCAGACCAGCGCGGCCGCGTTCAGACTTTCGCCGGATTTCGGAAAGCTGGCGGAGCGGATTGAGTTGGCAAGGCGTGTGCCCAGCCCTGCGCCGGTGATCTGTGTGCGCCAAGCAGATTTAAGGCCGGTGCCAGCCTCTCGCATGGCGGCGGTAACAGCGCGTTCGCCCGCTGCGACCTCCGCTGTCATCAGGGCGACGATGTCGGGATCGATGGCGAGTTTCAGTTTCATGCGGGCCTCAGATCGACTGTCCAGACCAGCCGCTCGCGATCACGGATGGGCTCGCCCTGAATGAGGAAGGCCTCGGCGTCGATCTCAATCCGATCACCGGGGCGCGGGTTCGGAACCTCGGCCACGCGCAGGTCGACGCGCGTGGTTTCGGACCAGAGCCGGGCATCGCCGAAGTCGGTGACGGCATCGGCGCGTCGGGCGACGACGCGCACCAAAACTGGTGCGCCGCCATCGGCGATGTAGACCGCGTCCCGCCCCATGTTTGGATCAGCGAAGAGCGCGCCGACAGCGGCGGCAAAGGCCGACATCAGAACGCGCCGTTCAGCCGAACCCTGCCGATCAGGTCGGTGGCCCCGCCCGCTACGGCCTCGGTCGCCACGCCGATCAGCGTGTTCGCCGTCAGGGTCTTGGTGGTCTGCCTGGCGGTGTTGTCCCAATAGATCCTGTCGCCTGCGGCCCAAGCCTGCGACGCGACCTTCTTCAGATCGTAGACGCCCTCGACCGCGGTCTCGACCGCTTCGCCAGGGGCGGCGGTGCCAGAAGCGACGCCGAAGATGGAACCGACGAGCAAGCCATCGCCGGAGGTCACGGCATAGGGCGCGGTCAGGGTGATGGTATTGCCGGGTTGAACATAGTTCTTCATCGCGGATGTCCTTTCGCAAACATGGAAACAGGCGGCGCACGGGCCGCCTGTCAGGGTTCAGGTGATGGAATTGTCCCGGCTTACGCGCCGGGATTTCTGTAGAGGCCGCGCCAGTCGATGGCCTTGGCACCGAAGTCGAGGCGGCACTTGATCTCGACGCCGTCGACATCGAAGCCGTTGCGGGTCTCGACGTAGGCACCCTGCTGGCCCTCCAGATAGGCATACTCGATGGTGTCGATCTGGTTCGGGTTGGCAGCCAGATACCAGGCGGTGGGGCTGGCGGCATCGAGCCGGGGCTCGCTGATCGGGCTCAGCGTCCGGATCGACTGCGGCACCACCTTGGTGCTGTCGGCGGGCACTAGGTTCTGGGCGACCAACTGCTCGGCCTTCAGTTCCAGCGCGGCGGGCACGATCAGGAAGGCGGGGCGGATGTTCAGCACCGTCTTCTTGTCGAATCCTGTCTGCAGCGCCATCGCCGCCCGGGCCGCGCCCACCGCATCGACCGCCATCGCCGTGCCGGTCGCGGCCAGGTTCTTGTGGGTGGTGTGGAACAGCGCGTTGCCGTCGGCCATCGCCGGGTTGGCGGTGATAATGCCCCAAACCACGTCGCTTTCCAGTTGCGCGATGGAATTGCCGTACATCGCCGGGATCCGGGTGAAGGCATCCAGATCGTCGTTGATCAAGGTCT